GGTTCGCACCGCCCAGCATTACATCAAGATTGTTCACGACGACGGCAATCTTGAGAATGCGATTGTGGATATGAAGAAGACGCAGTTGAAGAAGTCGCGTCTCTGGTTGTCTATGATGATGATGCAGAAGCACAACGGTGCAACACTGCCATCGTTTGCGAACACTTATCGTTTGCGGTCTGTAGAGGACGGTAACGACAAAGGTTCGTGGGGGTCTTGGAGTATTTCTCTTGAGAGCCAGGTTCCTTCGTTGGAAGCCTACAACGATTGTAAAGAACTTCACGGTTCGATCTCTAGCGGGGAGTTGAGCATTGCTCCGCCGGTACAGGATACGGAAGTTATTACCGATCAATCTTCTGACGAAGTGCCATTCTAGGTGCAGGGGTCCCGTGTAGTGCGGGACCCTATTTTTTATGAGTGATTTAGCGCAGAGGTTTCTAGATCTTTTTACCGGATCACAAGGAGCCCATGGACAGACAGAAGTTTCGGGCCGGCAGAAAAACGGCAAGCAACAGGCAAAATACGAAATTGTCCGTGAACCGTTGACGGTGGACCTTATCCAAGATCATTTGGATGGGAAGATTGGTGTTGGGTCAATACCAATTAACGAGACGAACAAATGTCTTTTTGGTGCGCTCGATATAGACGACTACAATCTTGATCTTCCACTCTTATTTTCTAAGGTACAGCGTTTTAAATTACCGTTGATACTCTGCCGGTCAAAGTCTGGTGGGGCTCACTTATTTCTTTTTCTTTCCGAACAAGTATCAGCTTCCGAAGTTCGAGATCGTCTTGCTGAGTTTGCCGCTGTTATTGGATGGGGCAACTGCGAGGTGTTTCCAAAGCAAGAAGAACTTCTGGCAGAGCGTGGTGATGTTGGAAACTTTATAAACCTACCTTACCAGAACGCAGAATACACAACACGGTATGCGCTCAAGAAGGATGGCTCCTCCATAACTTTAGAAGGCTTCCTTGATTTAGCGGAAGAGTCACGCATCTCAGCGGAGGAACTCTCCAATATATCATTAGGCAACAGCGACGATATTTTACCAAACGGCCCACCGTGTCTTCAGCAGCTGACTGAGTTTGGCATTCCAGAAGGCGGTAGGAACAACACACTTCTAAACATAGGCGTGTACTACAAGCAAGCTTCGCCAAGCGATTGGAAAGTTTTATTGGAGCGGCACAACCAAGACTTTTGTAATCCACCTCTTCCGGCGAGAGAGATTGTTCTGATTCAGGAACAGTTGGACAAGAAAGAATACTTTTATACGTGCAAGCAAGAACCACTGCACAGCCACTGCAACAAGTCGCTATGCCGGTCAAGGAAGTTTGGCGTGGGAGATGCTAACTCTCATGTGCCTGTGGGTGGTCTTACTGTGGTAGAGTCGGAACCCCCGGTATGGTTTATTGACGTTGACGGCGCCCGTCTCGAACTGTCCACCAAGCAGTTACAGATGCAGGTGGAGTTTCAACGTGCTTGCATGGAACAGATGTACAAGATGCCGGCCAAGATGCGGGACGCTGATTGGCGTGATTTGATTGACGGTTTGTTGAGTGATGCCACACGAATATCGGTGCCAGAAGAACTTACCCAAAAGGGCTTGTTTGTAGAGCTATTAGAAACTTTCTGCACTTCTCGTATACAGGCACACAGCCCAGAGGAATTGCTGACAGGTAAGCCGTGGACAGAGGACGGCGTTACGTACTTCAAGCTAAGTTCCCTACAGGAATTTCTGAAGCGCAATAATTTTACGCTATACACACGCGGTCAGATCACTGAGCGACTAAAAGAAATGAACAATGGAGCGGAGTCCGACAAGACTTATCGCTTCAGAGATAACAACGATAGCTGGAAATCGGTGCGGGTGTGGTTTGTGCCGGAGATGCACCGTGGCGAAGTTGACTTACCGGAGGTTACATTCTCACCGGAGGACCCACCGTTTTGACCGAAGAACATGAAACCATTCTTGGGCCACCTGGAACAGGCAAGACCCAAACCAACTCCAACAAGATCAGGGAATGCATTGAGCAAGGCATCGAGCCGGATCGAATTGCTTGTGTGTCGTTTACCCGTAAGGCTGCACAAGAGAGCCGTGAGAGAGTTTGTCGTGATTGGGGTATAGACGAAAAGGACTTACCTTATTTCCAGACGCTGCATTCTATGGCGTTTAGGTCTGGGGGTTATAGCTCTAACGAGGTGATGGGTAAGGATGATTTGAAGGAGGTCGGAGACGCTGTAGGCATTCCTTTCGGCAACAAGAAATCAAACATAGAAACTGATTTTGATACGTTGGGTGTATCAAAGGGTGACTTCTACATGAGCCAGTATCATTTGGCTCGTAGTAAGAGGCTTCCGCTTTCAGAGATGCACAGGCAGTTGGCAGACTATTCTGTTGACTATTCAGAGTTAAAGCGGTTGGTGGCCGCTTATGAGTGCTACAAGCGGGTGCGTAGTAAGATTGACTTCACCGACATGATTGAGAACTTTATTAAGGCAGATGCGCCCCCTGGCATAGAAGCTTTGTTTGTCGATGAGGCACAAGATCTGTCAACCCTACAATGGTCAATGATTGATGTTTTAAGGCAGATGCCACGCATACAGGTTTTCACGGGAGATGACGATCAAGCGATTATGGGTTTTCAAGGGGCTGACGTTCAAGCATTTTTAAACGCAACAGAAAAGAAGACTGTTTTAAGTCAGTCGTACAGGGTGCCTAAATCAACTTGGCGAGAAGCTCAAAACATTGTCAACCGTATAGTGGGTCGAGCACCCAAGATATGGCGCCCCCGTGATGAAGAGGGCATTATTCAGTATCACCAAAACATTTGGGACGTTCCTTTACATGAAGGCGAGTGGTGCTTGATGGCTCGCACTAATCGTATTGCGTCACAGTATGCTCATGCTCTCAGGGAAGAAGGTTGGGTGTACAGTCGCAACGGCCACCCCAGCATTCCTGCTAAGACTTATGAGGCTATTCAGTCTTGGGAAGATTGGTGCAAGGGTGTAGCGATCACACCAGATAAGTTAAGAAACATTTATACTTTTATGGCGGTTGGAGAAGGATACTCAAGGGGCCATGGACCGCGATCCTCCGCCCTGTTGGGGTTGGACTCTGACGCCTTGATAAGCATGTCCGAAGCAAAGGACAAGCTGGGACTACTGGTTGACGGTTCTATCAGGTGGCATCGAGCATTAAATAAAATTGATCTTGACACAAAGAACTACGTGCTTAATGCTTTGAAAAGAAAAGACAATGTCAAAAGCCCTAGAATAAAGATAAGTACAATTCATTCAATGAAAGGCGGAGAAGCTGATAATGTATTAGTGGTGCCTGATTTATCCTATGCGGCACACAAAGAATACTTACACAATCCTGCAACAGAGCATCGGGTATACTATGTTGCGGTAACAAGAACCAAAAAGGCTTTGCACATCATGCTGCCTCAAACCAATCGGAGTTACACTTTATGAGTCCTTCTGAGATATTACACAAGGCGGCAAGCCTTGTTGGTGGAGAAAGAGCTAAACAGCATGGTGATTATGTATTACTACACGAGAGGGTAGCAGATCTCTGGTCAACGTATTTAAAGACAGAAGTTAAACCAGAGCAGGTTGCTATGTGTATGGTTTTCCTTAAACTGGTTCGTAACGAACTAGGCAGCTTTAATCCTGACGATGGGGTGGACGCTACAGCTTACACGGCTCTATGGGCGGCAATAACAGAAGAAAAGAATGCGTGAAGATCTCTTTGACGACAAAGTATGGTTTCCGCCGGAGCACCTTCCCGATCTTTCTGGGGAGAAAATTATTGCTGTTGACGTTGAGACAAGAGATCCAAACCTAATAAACTTGGGGCCAGGGTGGTCTAGGAAAGACGGCAACCTTATAGGAATTGCTGTTGCCGCTTCTGAGTGGAGTGCTTATTTGCCAATCGCACATGAGGGCGGGGGTAATATGGCAAAAGATATTGTGCTTAGATGGCTTCAAGACCAACTAAACCACGGCATGTCCGTGGTTTTTCATAATGCACAGTATGACTTAGGGTGGCTACTTACAGAGGGTATTGAGGTCAAGGGAACAATACTCGATACAATGATTGCTGCACCCCTGCTGGACGAGAACAGGTTTAGTTATTCTCTTAATGCACTAGGGGCCACGTACCTTGGTCAGCGGAAAGCTGAAGATGAACTAAGAAGAGCGGCTCACCAACACGGTGTTGATGCCAAGGCAGAGATGTGGAAGTTGCCAGCCGGAAGGGTTGCAGAGTACGCAGAGATGGACGCCTCGTTGACTTTGCGTTTGTGGCACGTTCTTCACAAGAAACTTATAGAGGATGACTGCGAGAGGATATTGGACGTTGAGTTGTCTCTTCTTCCCATGATCTTCGAGATGAGAAGGCGTGGTGTAAAGGTTGACGTTGACAAGGCAGAACAGACCAAGACTTTTCTTGAGGGTAAGGAAAAGAAACTTCTTAAAGAAATAAAAGATGACTCAGATATACACCTGGAGCCTTGGAACGCTAAAAGTTTAGCTATGGTTTTTGATAATCTGGGGTTAAGTTACCAGAGAACGGCTAAGTCAGATGCGCCAAGCTTTACAAAACATTTTTTAAAATCACATGATCATCCTATTGCTCGTAAAATCTTGGAAGTTCGTGAGTATAACAAAGCTAACACGACCTTTGTTGATACAATCCTTAATCATCAGTACAATGGCCGTATCCATTGTCAGTTTAACCAGTTGCGCTCAGATGAAGGTGGAACTGTGTCGGGCAGATTTTCCTCCAGCAATCCGAATTTGCAGCAAGTTCCCTCTAGA